AGCTCTCCTTTGAGAGAGTCCATCTCGTTTTGTAGCGCAAGAAGTCGATCGTTCTCACGATCCCCACTTAGGGCTTGAGCCGTAAGATCTTCGAAACTAAGGCCCTCACCCTTGAGAGTGGCCAGGGGTTTAGTTTTGAGAGATTCTTTAAAGGCTTTAAGCGCTTCGTTTTCTTTACGAATTGATTCCAGCTCTGCTTTAAGAGCTTCAGCCTGAGCGCGGTCTTCACGAATCTTGCGCTCTTTCTTAGCCAGCCAGTTAAACTTCTTAGAGAACTCTTTATCTTGCTCGAGGTCTTTATCTTCGACCTTCTCTTCGGCTTTAACTTCTTCTGGTTTTGTTTCTGTGGTTTCTGTTGTCCCCTCGGTCGTGGCACCTTTGACCTCCTCCTGAGTGACGGGTGTAAGAACGGTATCGGTTGACGCAGCTGTTTCTGACATGCGAATGCCTCCTAAACGGATTTTAATTGTGGTTTGCAGCGTATTTAGGCGATGGGCTGTTCAGGGACGTTCGGCAGCAGCTCACTCGTCGGGGGTGCTTCGGGCAGTGCCAGTGGTTGTGCCTCTGGCTGTTGTCCTAGTCCCATAAGAGCGGATGCTTCTTCGATCCATCGTCTGAGCAGTTCAAGTCGTTCCTCGGGCACTTTATTCAGCTTCGCCCTGAGGTATGCCGATTGAAACTTTTGTATGCCGTAGGTGAGGTTCTGAAGAGGTTCAGGAGGTTGGTACTCACCCTTTTTGATGATGTTGTCGATGGTATTGAGAATGTCCTCTACTGCGGCATTAGCGAGGGACATGGTGCTTTGAAGATCGGGGAAATCAAGCAGCTTGAGCCCGTCTTCTTTTGATATAAATCCAGCCTGCAAGAGTTCCTGCACATCGGCGAGCCGTCCTGCGGGGGTTTGAGAGAGTGAGCTTGTGGGGAAGAGGCGCATCACATAGGCGTCTTCATCCAGATCCACATCGTTCCAGTCGATTTGCTCGACTCCCTTGGTATTAGGAACTTTGACTTTGAAGGAGCCGTCTTCCTCGGCAATCTCTCGAGAGAGGTTAATCATCTGACGAGCGGCCTCAAGATACATATTCTCGTAAGCCTGAGACTTAAGGACAAAACGTTCGGTCTCTAGATCGTTAAAGGTCCTTAGAGCTTTACCGCTATCAAGACCTGAGGGCTTAACGGACTGAGCAGAAAGCTGGCTAATCCCTGAGATCTCATAGGCTCGAGAGTACAATCGATCGAGTTGGTTATAGAGATCAGGAGGAATCGCCTGAAGGAAATCATAAACAGGTTTGGTGCCTGAGAACTCGACGATGCCGCCGATATCGTTGTTGAGGTGGCTATAAACAACCTTCGCACCCTTCTCTACAAAGAGTTTGGGAACCGTAAGTCGAAGAATCTGCTGCATGGTTCTTAAGATGCGGTTGATCTCAACCTGAATCCCTTGAAGTTCCTCAGCAAGTGATTGGCCACGAGCTCCGAAAAGAGGGGGAGACCAGACGAATTTAACGAAAGGAAAGTAGTCCTTATCCCACTCGTTATCGACCAGAACCCCTGTTTGGGTGCTGATGACGTGGCGGCCGGGCTTATCCTTCGTTCCAAGCTTCCAAGCTTCAACCACCATGACCTGATCGGTAATGGAATAAGACGTTCCGTAGCGGATCTGAGCATCCGGTGAATTGAGAATCACGTTCTTCTTCTTTGGGAACATATCGAGAAGGAGATCTCGGGAATAAAACTTCACCTGATAGAGGTTGGTGTATTTGCCGTAGTAGGCCTCAATATCATCGAAGACAAGCTCTGAGCAGTTCACACGCTCAATGGTGATGTCGCTATCAACTCGATAGATCTTGGCAAACCCGCCGGTGTTAAAGATACAGCCGTCACGAAACACTTGAGGGAGAACCTCATAGATCTTGGTTTGATAGAACAAGCCGTCGTTAAAAGAGTTCAATTGCTCGGCAAGATGTTGCTGAGCCCAATCCCCCCCAGAGGTGAGGAACATCGGGCGTGGTCGATTCTTCCCAATCTTGTTGGTGATCGTATCCACACAGGACTTAATCACGTTCAGTGTGAGGTTGTTTCGGTTATAGATCCCATCCAAGCCCGTAGGATTATAATCCATGGAGTTAAGGCCATAGATATCGCTATTGCCGTAGAGACGGGCCAAGCGTCGATTGTCTTCGTTGGTATAGCCCTGCTGTTTTTGGAGATAGCCTACGATGGAGCTGACCACTTCGGGCATCTCATCAACACTTTTGGACCACCAATTGGGATCGATCTTCCTAGCCATTTGTTCTCCTATTTCGCAGACCAAAAGAGGTCTTCATCGTTTACGGGTTCTTTAGAGGGATCAAGGGCGGGCGATAGAAGGTTTTCAAAGGCTTTCTGGTCTCGGCGAGAGAGCCAGCTTTGTGGCGAAAGGTCGGCTTCAAACTCACCAGCTTTGATGCGAGCGAGTTTGTTTCTCCTAGCGAAATTAACGAGTTTTTTGAACTCCGTTAGATTCATTAGCACTTCTTTTTAGAAGCTTTTTTCTTCGCAGCTTTCTTGCTGGATTTCTTTTTCATGTAAGTTCCTCCCAGAGTTCTTTTTCTTCTTGTTTCATTCGGATGATTCTCTCGGCCTGTTTTTCCATTTGGTCGATGATGTATTCCTCCGAATGCGGATCAAGTTTGGCTTCTTTTGGAGCAAAACTCCACGCTTTTGATTCTCTCCAAGCATAAATCATTCCATCCAAAAGGTCACATGGGGTGTGGGGATCTTCAAGTCCGTCCTCTCCTTTGGGAACGGTTTGGAGTTGATCGAGGAGATCTTTGCAGTGCGCTAAAATGAAAAGGCGTTTGTCGATAAACTCGCCGTTAATAAAGCTAATCTGTGTGGCTTTCTCTGTTTTTGCAGCGGCTTTGATAGGCAAAGCATGTCGTCTCCTCAGTTCTTCGGCAATAGACTTACCGAGTCCCCCGGTATCAGCCACAATGGTTGAGGGATTAAATTGGTTCATGAGCAGCTTCGTTCTCTCCGCAATCTCTGAGGGGATCATCTCGGAGTGTGCTTCGGCGTGAATCACATAACTATTGGGATGGGTATGAGAATACGAAAGCACCACGAAGGCGGTCTTATCGTTGAATCCGATATCAATCCCTAAGCAGTTAATCCAGCCAATGCCTGAGGGACGCTCTGAGACGATGTTTCTTTGGGGATCAAACCGAAAGAGAAGAGAATCAAGATCAAGCACCCATTCCCCGAGCCACTCTCTGCGGTAGGTAGGATTCTCTTTGGTCCAGTTCCTTCGGGTAAGGATCTCTTCAATGAACTTATTCGCATCAGGAATGAAGGGGTTATCGAGAACACTCCAGTTAAAGCATTTAAAGCCCCTCTCTGATGTGGTGGCCTCGTAGAAAAAGCCTGTGGGTCTGGGGCCGGGAGTTCCATAAATGTCTAAGCAGCCCTCAAGGTCCACAAGGGTAGGGATGATGACACTATCAATGAGATCGGAGAGGTGCTCACGAAAAGACTGAGCTTCGTCTATGACAACCAGCTTGCTCTTAATCCCCCGAAGACGAGAGGCAAAGTTCTTCTGATCCGCCCCTACCAAGAAGATCTCGGACTTATTAGGAAAGCTAATACTCAAAGCACTCTCTGAGGGGGTGCACTCCACCTTAAAGCGCTCAATGAGATCAATCAGGGTGGGCCAGAGGATTCGTCGGGCGCTATCTCGAGTGAGGGCAAGATAAGGATTTTGGGATAACGGTGTGGCAGCAGCTTCAAGTAGACGGACGGCAGCAAGAAAGCTTTTCCCGCTTCGGCGAGTATTAAGTGCTGCTTTGAATCGATGGGGATCACGATGGAATACTTTCTGCTGATCAAAAAGCGTATCCACGGGCGTAAGAGCCTTATCAATAAAGCGGCGACGAGCTTCGAGAAGAATATCCTCATCACTTAACGGCTGTGGCGACTTTTTTGGGTTTTTCAGAGATGACCTCATCCAAGAACTTCATAGACGAAATATTGTTGATGTTGACCCAAACCTCTTCGGTTCCGCTTTTAATAATCACACCACAGGGATCGGTAATGTAATGAATCTCAAGACCCTTAGGGTAGTTCACACTGGAGTCTTGGACTTTAAAGCTTAAGTGCTCTTTTGCGAGGAATGAGACTGAGAGGGACGTTTTGAGTTCTTTGATTTTCATAGGATGATCCTTTCACCAAGAATGAGCGTTGATGGTTTATAGAAAGCGTAAGCCGAGGCCACCCCGTCGATGTCTTTGGGAAGGTTCATAACCTTAGCGTATTCCATGCGAAGGCTTTCCTTCTCGTCGTGGCACTTGGCGGTGAAGGTGATGAGGTTCTTATCCGCATCGGTCGTCACACCAAACTCATCTACAGGGGCTTGGCACTTGTAGCACTTAGGGACCTTGATAGTTCCAAAGCGAGAGAAGAAATCGACGAGCATTTGAGTTTCGCGCTCTTCTTTTCGGTTGATAGCTAGCATTTGGTCTCCATGAGTAAGATGGGGTTAAAGAGGACCTGGCGAGACTTCATGAGTCGGGGCAGATCACTGGTAAAGTGAGTGACAATAAAATTAGTCTTTTTACCTAGGGCGGAGTCGATCAGTTTGGTAGCGATCCCCATCTCTTGCATGATCTTCTTCACAAAGATCCAGTGAATCACGGGTTGATCCTTATCGTAGACCACATAGCCGAAGATCTGATGGGGCTGCTCACTGTAGGCGGCTACTTTCACAGAGCACTTCTGAAGAAGGTTCTCGACGACGGGGCGATAGGACTTAAACCACACGTGATCCGAAGGCATGCGTTTGTCTCTAAAGTCGACGTAGTGTCTAAGCCAAGAGTCTAGGATAAACGGGATATCAGAGACCTCGGCTTCTCTAATGAGAAGTGGTGAGGTCATTACTGATTAACGTCTTTAGATTCTTCTTTCAGTTTATCTTTATCCACGATGGAGAAGTATTTGTTATCAAGGTCGTGGAGTTGAGCTTGGATTTTATCGAGGGCGGCTTGTTCACGCTTGATACGGAAGTGCCGATCCCCAAACTCCGTGATGAGTTGAGCGTAGTTTTTTTGGAGTTCATCCACTTCTTTTTGGGCTGCTTCTGAAAGTGAGTTCTGCATAGTTGAAAGCCTATTGATCGTTAAGAATACTGCGCAAGCGTTTTTTAAGTTCGGCGTCTGTTAAGTGCTTCGCTTCTTGTGAGGTTGTGTGCGTTTGAATAGGTCCGC